GTCGTCGCGACGGTCGGTGAACTCGCCGAGGTACCCTTCCTTCAGCACCTCGAGTTGCATCCCAATCTCGAAGGACCGGATGTCGTTCAATTCGGCCTTCACCTGACCGTCCTGCACGAATCGGACGGTGACTTCCTGACCTTTGATACGTTGTGCCATTGGCATCCTCCAAGCAAGAAAGCCGACGCTCCATCTCTGGAAACGTCGGCCCTATTCCACCCGAAGGTGGCGCGGCCTGGAAGCATTATCCACGCCGCGCCGAATCAGATCAAGACGCAGTGACCTGAACGAACTCGCCAATCTGGCTGTTCAGCACGATCACGTCAGCGGTCGCAAGCGTCTGCACGCGGATCACGACGACGTAAATACCCTGCGCCTCGAGAGCAGGGGTATTGCCGCTCTTGCCGTCAACCGTGTAGGCCGCGATGCGCTGCGTCTCAGGGTTGGTCGCGGAGAGCAGCGAGGCCAAGAACGCATCCGTCTCGCCGAGGATGGTGTTCTTCAGCGCGTTGTTCAGCGGTTGCTTGGCGAACTTGTTGTACTGACGCGCCAGCGAGTCTTGGATGAAGTCGGCCATGCGGCGACGAGCAACGGTCTTCTCGCCGGTCGTCACGGACGACGTGATGCCCGACTGGATCACCGGACCATCAGACACGTCGAAGCGGATGGCGCTCACGCCGTACTGCTTCATCGTGATGTAGTCGTTGATCCCGAGGGTATCAGGAGCGCCGCGCTGCAGAGCGCGAGCCGAGACGAGGCTCGACTGGGTCACAGGAGAGAGTTCGCCAGGGTTGCGCTCCGGAGCAAGGTTCGACAGCACCGAGGCGTAGTGGCCGGACATCGGCAGATCGATGAGTCCGTCCGTCACGGAGGTTCCGTCAGCGCCAGCGATGGCCTGATCCTTGGCCTCAGAGAGCAACTGCTTCACGCCAGGCCAGGTGTAGATCACGCGCTCTGCACGGCCAGCAGCGCCGCTCGAAGACACGCCGAAGGTCGCCGACGTCGCCGACGCGGCAGCAGTCCCGCCCGCAGCGGTAGCCACGGTCTGAACGCCCTTGTTCGAGGATTCCGCACCAAGACCGGGAGCCACGAGAGCCATGCGGCCGAGTCCCTGCGATGAAGCCGTGGCGACGTGGTTCTTCAGCGCGGCAGCGATGCCTGCCGAGGAACGGGCGCAGACCACGATGTTCGTCTGGTTCTGCGGCATGACGTCGGCCAGCAGCACGTCGAGCGCGGCGCTGTAGGCGCTGTTGAGTTCAGTGCTGTTTGCCGCATTCGGAGCCTGCAGGGAGGCGGTGTAGACGATGCCGCTGGAAGCGGTCGTCGACCGGCCGGCGAGGCCCGTGAGCGGTTCCCAGGCACTGGCGCTCAGTGCCACGCCGGCACCATCAACCGGAGTAAGTCCGGTGCTGGCTCCGATGGTCGCCGACAGGGGACGAGCCAGCACGGTGTACCCAGCATCCTCGCTCGCCTGATGCGTAGCATCGCTGTCAGCCACAGACCCAGCGTAGATGGAGAATTTGAGGCCGGTGTTTCCCAAAAGCGTAAGGGCCACTCCGTCCTGGTTCTCGAGCGTCAGCGTCGTCGTGGAAACCGAAGCGATCCGGTACGTTCCAGCGTCCGTCTCGCCGAAGTACCCGATCATGATCACGTCGCCTTCGACCACGCCTTTGGCAGCGAAATCTCCGGCGGAAGTGGACGTCATCGTCTCGGACGCAGTTGTCACGCCATCGATCCCCGTCACCTTCGGCAGCGAAGCGCCGAACTGCACCGGGGAAGCGGTCTTGACCACGACACCAGCGCTCGTCTTGAACTTCGTCCCAGCAGCAACGGCCGCAGGAACGATCGGCACGAGAGGTTCAGCGGTCGTCCCGCCGCTCTTGTGCAGCGGCAACTTCCGGAAGATGCGCATCCCCCGCGAGGAGGCTAGGTTCACCGGCACGGTGATCAGTCGCGAGAAGGTCTTCCCCGCAACCATCGCGAATCCGTTGCCGAAGGCGCCGCCGAACTCGCCGATGCTCGAGTCGAACCCGCCCATCTTGGCGATCAGGTCGACCGACGACACGATCTCCTGCGGCTGATACTTGGTCGTCACCTCGCCCGTCGATGCGCTGATCGCAGTCGCGTACGTGCAATCGGCGAACTCGCCCACCAAAGCGACAGTCCCGGTTCCGATTCCGGTGATCGCCTGCGGCTGCGGAAGATCGAGAATCGCAACACCTTCAATCTGATTGAGAACCGCAGCGTCGGGCTGAAAGCCGTACCGGCGGATGAATCCAGCGCCCATAGAGAACCTCCGTGAGAATTATTGCACGTCCAGGTCGATGCGAGGCCGTGCGTCGGGATAGCCAACCAAACGTATCACAGGAATCGAAGCATTGAGTTCCAACTGAGCGCGACGGAATCGTCGTGCGGACATCTCGTCGCCGTCCGTGTACTCAACATTACGCAACTCGTACGTTGCGCGGGCGCCATAGTAGTACGGAACGTCCAAGCGGACTCCATACATCCAGTCGAACGGACACAGTGCAGACTCCAGCGCATTCACGAGCGCCGCACGGCCCTTGATGTCTGTTGCCCAGGCATCAATCACCACGATCGCGGTGAGTTCCGACAATTGGACCAAGTACCGTCCATCCGGCAAGTCCAGTTTGGCGAACGGATTCAGATTCGGAACCAAGCTCGCGGCGTCGTAGGTCGCAGGGCCGGCAACAGAGATGAATGCACTAGGGAACTTCGCCTCGACTTCGTTGTCTGGATACGTGTCGAACACACGCCCATCGAACACCATCTTCCGTCCGGCAGGCGCGTCGATAATCAGGCCCTTTATGTAGTCAGAAATCGCACGTGTTAGAGCAGTGCGGGCGTCGACCTCACACCTGTCGGTGTACTCCTGCGGGATGTTGGGACCAGAGACGACAACGATCTCGCTGCCACCGTAGAGCAGAGGGCCACCAGTATCGCTCACGGGCAACGCCCTGGTCGGCGTGGAGCATGTCGTCATGGAGTGATCCCTTTGCGGACAAGCGACTTATTGCACTCATCTACTATGTTTTTGTACACGCATACGATCATCTGTCCTTGCGTGTTCTGGTTGTACAAGACTCGTCGACCCGGCTGAAGGCCACGGCGGGAGATGGCTCGCCGGACATAGAAAATAAACCTTCGTCGTGCTGACGGGCTCATCCCGACATCAATTCCCTTGGCACGGAGCCATCGATCGATCGCACTGGATGGAGGCATCTTTGCGCCCACGCGACGCCCGAACTCGATCACGCCTGCATACTCAGATGCAGAGAACATGCGCATCGAGATCTCTTTGATTCCAGACCGATAGGGTCGTCCGACTCGCCAAGAGTTGCTGTATCTGCCAGTGGCAATCGCGGGCATGACCCTTCCGCGAGTGCTTGGCGCCACGCCCTTCGTTCGCAAGGTGCTTTCATGGACTGCAACCATCAGCCCCGGCTGTGACTTTATGAGGCCGCGCTGCGCCGCAGCCAGGAATACACGCCCAAGTTGCTGCGAGTACCGCTGGAACTCCGGGATCGACATCACGCGGGAGGGAAACATCAGGCGTATCGATCCGCAGATCGATCCTCGATGGCCTTCTCAAGCCGCAGGCGCCACTCGAATTTGTCAGCGTAGTAGGACGGCGTTCCTCGAAGAGTGAACCGGCGACGGACACCGTCTCCATCTACGCTTGGGTAGCGAATCTCGTAGAAGACCTGCTCATTTGGACCCGGAGGTTCGCCGTTCTGCCCGTAACCTGTCAGGTAGTCCTCCGTGTACCGGCCACTGATCTCGGACACCATCACGACGCCTTCTTCGATGGCGCCCACAGACTCGAACACGCGGTTCACGGTATCGAGGCCCATGACGAGCGGCGTTGGCGTCAGCGGACGCTCATCGACGAGGAATTCTTCACCTTCGCCTCGTGTCTCGCCGGTCCACTGTGTCCGGATGATCCGAACCTCGTACTGCCGAAGGCCCAAGCGGACGCCCACGGCGCGAGCAGCGTCCACGGTCGGAATGAGCCGCCGCAGAAGGCTGTTGGCCAGTTCATCAGCGCTTGGCTGACGATATGGGTCGGTCGGCGGGCATCCAGCCATGCTAGTTCACCATCCGAAGGTTCGTGGCGGTCGGAATGTTCGTCGCTCCGGTCAGGTTCGCTTGGAAGCGGCGCGACAGCGGGTAGATCGGCGTGCCAAGCACGTCGGCAAGGCGGAACGCAAGGCGCTGATACAGTTCCTCGAGCGCACGCTGCTCGTCCTTGCGCATCTTCACGGTGCCGACAGATTCCGTCTGCATCCGATCGCGAGAGTCGGCCAATTGGCATTCGATCTGGTCAAGCTGGCAGACGAGGTCGCGCACGATCGGTTCCGCCTCTGGCAAGATGGCGTCCATGTTGTATTCCAACACGAACAGCGTCTGTCTTGCCTGCGGCTGGCCGGCGTACAGCGTCTGGATCGGCTGCACGTTGGGATAGCCAAGATGGAATCGGACCTTAGCTTTCTCCGTGCTGGTCAGTGCCATTGGCTCCTCCGATCTGCTCGTACGGAATGTCTTGATCGATCCAGAGTGGTTCAACCCTGTTGGATGTCGTTCCTGCTTCCACAAGGAATCGAACGCCCATCAGCCGAACCCATCTGTCTTCTGTGACACGAAAAGAAGGAGAGGACACGACTGCGGATTCAGTTGAGATCAGTGTCTTCCTTGAACCGCGAGCCATGTCCCCTCCCATATAGAGGGCGATCCACATCGAATCATTCCGGCGCGTTCCTACCTGTAACGTCGGCAGTCTACGGTGCGCCTTCATTCGACGATGCTTCACGAACCACCCGGAATTTCCGGACGGTTCTTGACGCCAAGCGTCATGCCCAAGTTGTCACAGGGAAATCATCCGAAATCCCTGGAGATGTGAGAGGTTGGAATGACCGCCCCTGCGGCCACCTCTCACTGTTCAACGACAAGGCTTTCCAACCCTGCGAGCAGCATTCCAGATGCTGCCGTTGAACGACAAGAAAGATAGGGCGGTGTGGCTCCGATTGCAAGCCCACACCGCCCAGAATGCCATCAGGCGCGATTACTCGCCGTGGCAGACCACGAGTTCACGCTTGAAGCGGGCGGCATCGCCCGTGGCAGCGTCGGTGCGGACCACGAAGTCCCCAACCCACTTCCACGAGGTCGACACAACGTCCTGCAGGCGGTTGAGCGGCGCACGCATCACCAACTGGATACGGTCCGAGAAGACCTCGATGCCGTTGTTCGTGATCTGCGGAGCAGCAGTCTTGCCGTTGAGGCCGGCATCGCTGATGTACTGCGACAGATCCTGGTAGTACTCGTGGAGGGCCTGCTGGCCGGTGAACAGGGCGCGGTGGATCTGCACGTTCTGCTTGTTCCACACGATGCCACCGAAGTTGTCCTCGACGGTGTAGCCGTAGGTGCCGCTGCCGCTGTAAGCGGTGCCGGCGCCCTTGACCGTCTCAGGAACCGGGCACTCGGTGTTGCGCATGAACGCCACGCCGAGAAGCTGTCCGATCGAGAACTGCTTGTACATGTAGTAGTCGGGCAACGAGGTCAGCAAACGAGCAAACTGGTCGTCGTTGAAGATCTGCGCCTCCGACACGGGGTCGAGGTGGCAGTGGAAGAACCCGTCAGCGTACTCAGGCACGTTCTGCTGGCGGAAGCGAGCCACCGCAGCGCGGATGTGCTTGAGACGGAGTTCGTCGCCAGCGGCGATCGAGTCCACGGTGCGAGCGTCCTTGCCGGAGGCCGAGCCCACGATCACCTGCTGGGCGCGGTCATCCGACAACACGCCAGCCTGGTCGACCACGGTCACGGAGGCCGAGAGGGCCAGCACGCCAGGGCCGAACTCGTCGCCAGCGGTGTCGGCGGTGTAACCGATCACGTTGACGGCGGTGTAGGAGGGAGCGGCGAGCGTTCCGGTGTTCACCACAATGGCCAGCGGGTTGCTGCTGGACACAGGGGCGAAGCGAACGGCCGAGCCACCCGACAGGTTGGGGTTGCGAGCCGACGTGAAGCCGTCGATGCGCAGCACGCGCAGCGAGGTCACGGCGGTCTGAGCGCCAGCGGCCATCGTCGAACCGGCCATCGCAGCGTTGTACAGCGCGTTGCGGGCCTTCCGGTTCAGCGTCTGGGCAGCGTTCAGACCGAGTTGCTGCGCGTTGCGCAGGAACAGGTCAGCGATCGCGTTCACGCTGGTGGGCATGTTCGTGTCGATCGAGTTGGCGTACTGGTTCAACTGGGCCGTCCACTGCTCGTAGGTGTACGACGAGGGGAGCGGATCCGAACCAGGGGTCAGGGGCTTCATGTCCACGCCCATCAGCCCCACACCCGTGAAGGCCATGCTGTCACCGACGTGTGCCGGCCAAGACACGACCTCGGCCTCGCCACGGAACAGCATCTTGGGGAAGAGAGCATCGTGGAACGCACGTTCCAGGAGGTTCTCCTGGACAATGGCCCGAATCGCGGGCGACTGAGCAATAACGCTGAAATCTGCCATTTGAGACTCCGAATGAGGGTTCTTGATTGGGATGACCGT